GTACATATCAAATCCACGTAGTTTCCCACTTGAGACTAGACCATTTCTAATAGAACCTTGACCTGCGTTGTAATCAACAGACAAAAGTTTAGAAGATGAACTTGCAAGAACTTCATAGAAGTCAGGCGAGGCTAAGAACCAACGACCTTCTTCAGGAATGTTCTGCTCATCAAGAAGACGAGCCATGTGCGATAGTACATCAATAGGATCATGTTCAGATGATCCAAAACCTATGTCAAGATTACCAGTACCGTCAAATGTTCCTGCTGCTAAATCAGTAGCGTTGTCAGAACCAAGAATATGGTTAGGACTTGAGGCAGAAACACCTGCGAACATAGTAGCAATTACACCTTCATCATAAGCATCTCGTAGAGCGTATGCTGCAGATGAACTAGCTACTTCTTTAAAGTTAACATGAGACATTGAAGTTTCAATATCATCAACGATAAATTTAAATGCGTTAGCTGTATCAACTACAAGAGTCAACTCTTGATCTGTTAATTTAGTTGCTGTAACGTCTGCACCACGTTCGTACTGGTACACAGTGATTTCAGGTTCTTTTATTATCTTTACGGAATCTCCGAAAGCGGCAATCTCACCAGCATAATCTGTGTTGGTGATCGCTTCTACAACCGAAGCCTTTCTAAAGAAGTTAAGAACCTTTTTAGAGTAGACTGCGGGAAGNAAAAACGAATTANTTTGACCACTGACGGAGTTCGCAAAGTTAGCGTTAGTATCAGTACTTGGTTCAAAGAACTGATCTGATTGGTTATAAGCCATTTTACTTCTCCATTATTTTACAAAATTAAAAGTTAGTTTATTTTGCTACTCTGCCCTCATGAATTGCTTTTCCGATTTCATCTTCATACTTGTCAAATTCAATAATAGACATTGCAGCGATTTCCCTTTCTGTCCAAATTTTATCCTGCTTAGGCTCAACCGCAGTTGTTTTGGTTGATACCATATCAGCAGCAGATGTATTGGACTTCTTAGAAGAAGGCTTCTCAACTCTAGTAGAACTTTCTATTCCTACATCTCGCTTATATAAATCTAAAGCGCGACTTGCAAGATCTCCATCACTATTGTTTTTATATATCCAATCTTGAATTGATTTAGGTTGTGACTTAGCCCATTCATGGAAATTATCATTTTCTCTAATCTCTTCAAAATCAGGATGATTATTCATCAACCTTTCATGTGCTTGTTTAGTAACTAACTCTGTTTCGCGTTCTTGCAAAGATTTTAATTTTTCTTCCAAGACTTTCATCTGTTCAGAACTTTGCATGTGCGCTACAGTTTCAACTACACCCATCACATCTGGATACTCTTCTCTAAATTTAGCTAAGTCATCTGGAGACTTTGGAGCTACATATTCAGGCACATTTCTAGCTGCTTGTTCTAGTAGTTCTTGTTCTCTAGATTTAAACTCATTAAGTTTAGAGTCATAGTGTTTTTTTAAAGAATCATATCTTTGTTTATAGTTATCAGTATTCTCTTCAGAAGACTTCTTACTACTCTTTCTAGTTTCTTTCTTTCTAGTCTCAGTTTGAGGCTTTTCAAAAAAGGCACTATCCGCAGATACAAAATCTGGTTGATCTCCTTTATGCCACTCTTTATTAGCGTTATAAGGATTAGCTTGTTCTTCTTTTTGTTGTGTTGCCATTTCTTCTCTCCTACTCAGGGCTTTCTAAACAAAGTAGCTGTATTGCGCATAACAGGGTTTGTTCTTGTAAAGGTAGCCTTTCGGTTTATGTTGTGATAGAGGGCTTAGTAACTAAGGTAGCTCTATCGTTTTTACTGCATGCGTGGATTAATAGATAACATACCTTTCCGAATTTCATCTTTAGCTATGTCTTGATCAACAGGTTTACCAAATTGGTCTACTTGTTCTTTTTCCATTTCACCACCTTCTTGCATATCTTGTCTCATAGCATCAGCTTCTTTTTCAGCATCTTCCATCATACTTTGTAATCTGTCAGCGCCTATTTGTTCTGTTGCTTTTGCTGTAAAGACAAACTCACCGTCAGATAACCTTGCGGGTATGCTGTCGGAAACACCTGATCCTGGGCCATCAACCGGCCCTGATCCTGCGAATTCTGTTGCTGTATCTAGAACTCTATCAAATAACATACTGAGTTCTGGATCAGCTTCTAATTTAGTCATTAATGTTTTTTCTTGTTCAGGATTTAAAGATTGTTCTATTATAAAGTCTAAGTAGCTATCTTCCATTTGTTCATCAGGCATCATATCTGTTTCGCCACCTTCTTGATATCCCATTCTAGCTACTACTTCTGGAGCTTCTTCTCTTAATGCTTCAATACCTTTGCCCCCTTCTTTCATTTGCTTACGCTCATCTTTTTCTTTAGTAGAAACTTCTTTCTCTAATTTAATTGGAGCTATAGATATTGCTATGCCCTCCATTTGTTCTTTCATTGAGCCATTCTGTTTCTTTTTTTTCTGCATTAGTTATTCTCTTTCATGTTTTGATTAACCGATTGGGGCAGTTGGAGTAACCGTTCCAGTAAATTGATCCTCCCCTGACTGCGGAACATTTCCAATTCCAATGTTCCCACCGCCAGTACCTGTAACTCCAGGGTTTTGAGGCTGTTGAGGTACTCCTCCATTGATAGCCATTGGGGGCTGTTCACCAGTGAGTTGAGCCTCTGTGCTTGCTTCTTGTCCATTATTTTGCATACCTATTATTTGAGCCATGATAGCCGCTTCTTCAGGATCATTGAGTATTTCATCAGGATCTAAATCTAAGCTATAGGCTAGTTCACTTATTAACTTAGAAATTTTAACAAAAGGAGCAATAGCAGGACTTTGTGCAGTTTGTAAGAACATAGTCAGTCTCTGACTTCTTACTTCTTTTTGCATCAAGCTATTTGTTCCAGAAGCTCTAATTTCTAAATCGCCTTTAACATCCATTTGACCTTCAAAGAACTGCATGTTCCATTGAAAGTAAGCTTCCCCCAAAGGCTTCAATAAAAAATCATCTAGGTTTTTTACAACAGTTTTAATATTTAAACTTGCTGCACCTAATAGCATTGACATTCCAGAAGCTGTTCTTGTCATACTCTGAACACCTGTTTGTCCATGTGAGTAACTAGGTATTCCTGTTTGCTCATCTGCAAGTTGTCTAAACTTGTCAAACATCATCATGTTTTCATTAGATGTGTTAGGAAACTTCATACCATGTACTGCTTGTCCAGGCATCCCTGCTTGTCTACGGAAGATTTTTCCTGGATATATTTCCATAGACTGTCCACCTACAAGGGCAGACTCATCAATATCAAAGACTACAGAGCCTGATAGAGCTAAGTTATCTACAGCCATTCTAGCGTGACCATTCATTACTTGTTGAGAATCATCCATGTTCTCTGCAACTCCTATACCAAAGAAATTGTATGGGTTTCTTTCGTAAGGAAAAGCATGGTAAGGAATACGCGCAGGAGTAAAAGGATTTACAACTGCTCTAAGTAGTTTTCCACCAGTTACCCAAGCATTGATTTGTACTTCATCTAAATCATCTACTGTATCAGGTAACTTTATTCCTACTTCTCTAGCGTACTCCGCATCCATGATACCCCAATATTCTAGAACTTCATAGTTCCCTTGATAGTCTTCGCTACCTCTGGCATCGTCTTTTAACTGACTTTCAAAATCTTTTTCTTCATAGTTAGGCCCCATTTGTAGACACTCTCTAATAGCATCTTCATCAAAGTAAGGCATGTTACGCAGTTGTCTAAACTGACTACGATTCATTTTATGGCGGTGTATTGCATACTCACACTCATCCATATTAGTTGCTGCAGGATCAGGATAGAAATCCCAACAACTTACAAATTCTATTCTAGGAACTCTAACTTCTAAAGGATTATAAGATCTTTCACCTTCTTCATCTGTATCCCATTTGTGAAGTTTTTTATTAAAATTGAAAGGCCCTTTAACAAGTCCTGTACCTAACATAGCTGCTTCTAGTAAAGCATTTCTAATTTCAGAAGATCCGTTAGATTCTTCTATCTGATCATGAATAAGCTTTTCCATTCTTCTTGCAGCTTTCTGTGCAGGATTAATATCAAAGTTTGCAGGATTTGCGCTGTTACCTTCAACTAGCATATCATCTGCTAAGTCTTCTATGGCATCTGAAAATAGCCCTCTACCAAAAGTAGCTCCAGGCTTTAAAGTTTTACCGTCACCTTCATAGCCTACTTCATAAGGATTAACTTCTTCATTTTGAGGAGGATCTTCTAATCTGTTTCCTATGTTATCAGGTATAGAGGATTCAATACTAGGAGTAGGGTTGTTGATATCTAAATGAGCTGTGCCATATTCACCTTCAGGAACTTTAGTTTCCGTAACACCTATAGGGAATTTACCAGTACCAAACATTACATCTACTAACTGTCCAAAGGCTGCTAGTACTTTTGTTTTAGTAACCTTTACAAAGATACGAGATTTTTCAGACTCTCTAAACTTAACACCTTTACTATACATACCTCTATAGTTTTCATAAGCTTTTAACCATCTGCTCTCATCCATAGATCTTTTATCTTCTGCTTGATAAAAGCGACCTTCAATGATCCCAACTAAATTAGATTTCTGTTGTTCTTCTAGTTTTAAAACACTACCTGTTTCACCCTCAACTTCTTCATAGATGTTATTAGCTGTTAAAAAACTGTTTTCTTTTTCTGCCATGTATTAATATCCAAAGGTTGAGTCTGATGGTGTATAGGTATCAGATCTTATTCTTAATCTTCTATCATAAGGATGATCTACTCTTGGTCTAGACATTAACAAATAACGCAAAGCATCATAAGCGTGGTCTGAAGCATTTGTATCCACATCTTCTGAATTCTTTTTAGATAAAGGAATACCTTGCACTTCTCTTATCAAGTTAATGCAAGTGTTCACTATCTGTAACTTAGGCCTTCCACTTTGAAGTCTTTTCCGTAAATGTTCATGTATTAGAACTTTACCTGCTACTCTGTTTTTATCAGCCCTTCTTAATTTATGACCTCTATTGACAAGTGTTTCGCCAATAGTAGGCCCTGAGTATCCTGTTCTTGCCCACGCTGCTGTATCTAATACACCAGGAATAGACTTAACTTCATTCTCTTCCATCAATGTTATTTTGTCAGCTAACGCGTTTCCTGTCAGACCTTTCTGGTAGAGTTCTCTATATATTATGATGGTCTGATCTTCGGGATCAACGGCAGCCCACAAACAACAACTTTCTGCGGCATATCCATAGTCTACACCTTTAACTCTTTCCCACCAAGACGGTATATCAAAAGGAGTGATAACATGTGTTTCTGCTTCAAACTCCGCAAATGCTGCTCCTTCTGCTATATCCCAGTTACCATCTAGTAACTGTTTACGTTGTACAGCAGGAAGCGAGTTAAGCATCCTTTCATATTCACCATCTTCTGCTAGATAAGGATTGTCCTGTAATCTAGCGGGAATAAACTTTCTTGTAAGTCCATCATGTCCTAAAAATGCTGTGTTAGTTTCTGATGGCAGTACATATCTTTTCTTTACCCAATGCGCACCAACTCCACCTGGGTTTGCTGTGCATCTTAAATAAGTTTGAAGAGTAGGATCAGTAGTTCTTAAACGTGAGGCTAAATAGTTCCAACCAAACTCTGTAGGTAAATGAGTAATCTCATCAAACCCTATCCAACTATATGCCTGACCTTGATAACGGTAGACATCTGAATCTCTTTCTAAAAACCCAAACTCTATTTTAGCTCCGCTAGGAAAGTTCCAAAGTTTTTCTACTTCTTTAAACCTCGCACCTTTAAAAGCTTTAGGATAAAGTTCTCTTGACTTATCTATCAATTCTCTTAATTCAGGCATTGACCTTCTAAGTATCAATGCTCTGTGTACAGGATTGTGGCAAGCGCGCAATGGATCTATTAACATTGCATAACTCTTACCACCACCTGCAGCCCCACCATATAAGACATCCTTTTCTGGTGCGGCTAAAAAATCTTTCTGTGGCCCTTCGTTGGGCATAAACTCAACGTAAGAACCTGTTTCATCTAAGTGTTGCTGTATAGCATCTGGTAATTCTTTGCTTTCTTCTTCAGTAATAACATTAGATGTTAACACTTTGCTAGTCTTTGCTAGCTTTTCTTCTTCTTTGCGTAAATTTCTGCGCAACTTTTTTACTTTAGAGTTTTTCTTTTTTAAAGCTTTTTGTGCATGTAGTGCTGCTTTAACATCAGATAACTCTGTATTCTTCGGTCTACCCCTTCGTTTCTGCGGAGTTCCGTCTTTCTTTAGTATATAGTTCCCTTGAGCATCTGTCAAGTAATTTTTAGGATTTCTTTCCCAGTCTTCCATATACTTTATCCACATGTTTTTTTAAGCCTACTCTAGAAATAGATCTGCCTGTTTCAGCTTCTAACCAATCTACTCCTATGCCTAAACTAATTTCTCCAGAGTACACAGACTCTGAAACTTCTTTTAATATTTTTAACTCTTCATCTATTGGCTCTAAATAACCTTCAACATTTGAAAGTGTGTAGCCAAAAGGTATTGTAGAAGAAGTTCTTCTTACATAAGAATCAGGGATCATAAACATATCATCTTCTTTTAACTGTATAATTAAACCACCTAACGATGTCACCACTTAACCTTATGCGACCAATACCTTGCGCTTAGTTTGCTAGGACTTGAGTCCTGTGCGTTATGTCTAGCATAGTAAGATTTTTTTCTAGCTTTATCTTTTGCAGACTTAGGATTTTTTCCTGCACCACTAACTCCTTGCTGACCAAATCTTATGGTCTTTACTTTATCGCCTACTTTTGCAACAACTACATGAGACTTTGTTTTATGACTAGGAGTTCGTTTAGGCTTGTTATATCCAGACACACCTGCTCTTGCAAGTCTTGAATCTTTTTTCTTAGCCATTACTTCTTCTTCCTTTTCTTTTTATGAAGACCATGTTTAGCGTGTTGTTTTCCTGCAGCTGTTGCTGCGCGTTTCTTTTTGTTAGCTGCTGCAAGTTTTTTTCTACCTGCAGGACTAGACTTAAGCTTTTTAATTTTTGCAGATGGAGCATACACTTCACCAGTTTCAGAAGACTTCTTACCACTAGCGGTACGCCACTTTTGCTTTGTCCATTTCTTTAAAGACTTCTGAGACTTCTTAAGTGCCATTACTTACTGGCTTTTGCTTTAGCTGCTTTGGAAAGATCTTTACGGTGATAAAGTCTAACACTTGTTTTACTATGTGTTTTTCCTGTATGTAGAGTACCGTTTGCCATTTTATGAAAAGCACCTTTGTGTTCACTACCATCTTTTTTAAAATGTTTAACACCACCGCCTTTTTTATACATGGTTCTACCACCACCCATCATTTTCTTTTTAGGTCTTCCTGTTTTAGAACCGTATGTTCCTTTTCCCATAGGCATTATTTGTATCCTCCGCCTTTTGCTTTATATTCTTTAGCTAACATCTGCGCTTTCCTGGCACTCCATTGGCCTGCTCTTCCACCTTTACTACCTGCTTTGATTCTATTAAAAATACTCTTACGCATTGTAGGTTTAGTATAGTTGCCTGCTTTATTAACAGTTGACTTTTTCTTTGTCTTACCTTTGCTGACGGCCATAGTTCCTCATTTGCGAAAACGCTTCTTTATATTTTAACTGTTCTTTACGTTGTTTAAGACTGTACCTTGCTTTACGTTTACCTTGCTTCTTAAACTGATTGTCTGTACTGCTTTTTTTCACAGACCAATCTTTGACATAATTTTAGACCAGAGTTCAGGTTTCTTTCTTTTAATAATGATTGCAGCCATGACAGCTACAAAACCTAATCCAATTAATACATCCATATTACTATTCCTTATGTTCAATTACATTATAATGCTCTTGATCTATTTGAATAGGTGCTTTATCTGGCATTAAAAAGATACCGCCCCCTACGTTATGGTTGACATCCACCTTATCTACTTTAGATACGCCTACTCTATCAAGTAAAGTAGTAGCAGCGGCAAGCTTATTGTTCGCTTGAACCACAGGTCTGTTAGATTCCATAATCTCTATAAGCTTAAAAGCTGCTTTAGGAGCGGAAGTTGCTAGTACTTCTTTAGTAATCTCCAGTATTTCAGACTTTAAACCCTTTACAACATGATGATGAGGGGAAGAATAGCCTGCTAACTTCGCAGCTTCTTTTGCATCTCCCTTAGTTTCTATAAGATGTTGTAAAAAAGACTGTTGTTTATCTGTCAGTTCTCTTTTTTGTTCTCTCTTTTCTATATTATTTAATACGGCCATACTAAAATAGTATATACTCCCCTGAAGATTTGTCAAGTTATTTACGATATGTCTTGACAAACAGTAATCTGAACTATATACTAAGGTAATCCTATCCCCCAGGGTTGCATATAGTATATCCTAGTACTATAAAGCTCTAAAGAGCCGCAGATTAACTAGTATTCTATCTAGTTTACACACTAAATCTTCTAAAAATGTATATGTATGCTATATATATAGGGAGTACCCCCATGGTCTCTTGCCCCCTCCATAGATCTTTGGAGCATATAGATTTAAAACAATGCCTTCGCTACGCTCAGTAGACTCTTTATCCTGCAGAACTCCATAGACTACAAAGATCTGGGGAGGATCAGCAAGAGTTCTGGGGGTATGTATAAAGAATTATCTGGTTTACAAAGATATGGAGTCCTGTAAAGTCTATAAATCATAGTATAAATACTGCTCTAGGTAGACTTTGAAGACCAGATACTTCCATAGATTTTTGGAGATCTATTTGATTTCATTGGCATTTCCCTTTCATCTTACCTTAAAAGAAACATAGGAATGGGCGGTTAGGCATAAGGGTATTATAGGTTTCGTTTAATTCAGTTTAGCACTTCAATTTGTGTGCAATTTTGTGGGTAACTTTGAAGAGCTAATCAGCGAGAATGGGATTCTTTAAAATCCCAGATGAGCTTTAGCGATCAACAGTTATCCATCAGATTGTGCATCAAAAATATAGAGTCCTTTTGAGCCTGCGAAAAAGAATTACAGTGCTGTTGCTTTTATAAACTGGGGAGCGCAAGCGACGGTTATAGACTGAGGAGCTTTAGCGACGAAGAAATTTTTATTTGTAAAATAATTAATTTATTTCTTGACTTTGCCCTGGGCATATGGTTGGAAAAAATAATTAATTTATTTCTTGTACTGGGTCACAATAATGAGTTATACTTGAGATTAAATTTAAAAGGATAATAAAAAATGAGCAGACAAAAACAAAAAGAATTACAAACAAAAATATATAATTATAGAATTTTATTTTCATTAATTACTGGAATAACTTTGGGCTATTTCTTGGGGGCATTATGAAAA